TACGGAAGTAAATGTCAAAGTACGTCTTAGACTCTCCCTTAAGCCTCCAGTCCTTCTCTGACTTCCTACCCTTGTCTATGGGGGAATCACTACCAATGATCCTCTCAGCGCGTTCCTGCGCCTTCTGCCATATGTCTGGGTTATACTCTATGATTTGTGAGTAGATCTTGCTGTTGTTTTTATTGACCACAACAACCATGCATTTGGTCAGGCCAAACACACCCATGTACCCATGTATCTGCCATCGATAGGTCTCGCTCCAGAGCTCATAGTCACCTAACTTCTCTAGTTCATTCCATCGTTTGTCATTCGCGCTCTTGATCTCAAGAAGAATGACCTCCTCCTCATCCGGTGGAGGCAGCACGGCCCTGAGTAATCCATCACAAGACCCCGAGAAATGTCCTCCCAGGGTGGATGCCCTGAACTGATTACCATCTTTATCATGAGATGCAATAGCCATCACCTTACTATCTCTAATGTTCTCAACCACCTGATCCTCAATGCGATTGCCCAGGTCAAACAGTCGGAGCATGCGACCTTCAAAGCTGTTGGGTAAGCACCAGTGGAAGTTCATCCATAGTTTATGCTCATCATCATCCCCGATCACACTGAATCCTAAGTGACCTCGATGCTGCTCATTATTATCCTCAAGCCACTGATCGACCTTCTTAAAAATAGACGCTGACAACATTCCAATATCTCCCTTCTTTTCTTACTGTTATTTGTTTGATGTGGCTCATGGCCCCGTCAAGGTTTACAAAATCCGCTGCGATATAAGGGATTCTGGGAATAAAATCTGAATTAGTTAAAGCCTTCCACTTCTTACCCGCCATCAACCCAGCGGTGCCTTTCATGCCAATCATAATCGGCATGCTTTGAGGCCAGTATTCTCCTGGTGTTACGAACTTAACATTCAGGTATTCGTTTCCATTCTTAGATGTCTTGACTTCAGCACTGACGGAATCAACATATTTTATCTTTTCAAGAACTTCGACTTCCTCATCAGACTCATCCGATAGGACACTGCCTTGAGCAGCGATCCTGCTGGTGGCAGCTTCTGGTTCTTTTTTCTCAGGAGGAGCAACCCCCTTTGGCTTATCGGCACCACACTCAATACACTTCTTGTCAAAGTAATCGTTGATGCCTAAACATAAATACCCAGACTCGGTGACCGCATCACAAATCCACACCTTCGGCTCATCGTTATCCGCCTTCTTGGGGGGTTTGGCTTTGTCAATACAGCCATGACGGTCGATGTTCTCGCCGTAGTCCAAGAGCAAACAATCTGTCTTATCCCCCCAGGTTCTCATGCCTCGACCACAGATCTGCACATACAGACCTAATGATTTCGTTGGCCTAAGAAGGGCAATACAATCTGTCCTGGGCGCGTCCCAACCTTCAGTAAGCACGGCTACGTTACACAGCGCATTGATCAACCCATCTTCAAACTTCTCTAATATGTCAGCACGATCAGCGTCTGGTGTTTCAGCAGTGATTACAGCGGCCTCAACCCCTGCATCCCTCAACAACATGCACATCTTATTGGCATGAGCGACAGTCACGCAGAAGAACACACTACTCATTCGGCCTTTGCTGTACGCCTTATCAATCCAATCAGCGATCACCGCCAACATGGTTTGATTCTCCATTGCAATCTTCTCAAGGTCAGCCTCTCGATAGTCACCGCCTTTAAACTTAACCCTGGCATTCGATGCATCAATGACTGCATCATCACTCACCTTGAAGGCTGAGAGCCGACACAGATAGCCGTCCTTAATTAACTGAGGTATCCCTATCTGGTACGAAACCCCGCCAAAGAACTGCCCATCCAAGCCATAGATAAACCCCTGACCCATGCGATATGGAGTAGCTGTCACGCCAAAGATCTTAGGCTCCAGGTATTGATTATTTTTAAAGTTTGCAAAGATCTTTTGATACCTACTGGCCTTCTCAAGGCCGACATGGTGGGCTTCATCCACAATGATGTAATCAAACTCACCCGAACTATCTAATCTCTTGGGGGTGGCAAGTGTGTCTCTGCTCGCAATAACTATGTTGGATTCAACATCAAACTCTTTTAAGCCAGCGGCCAAGATACCGCACGGCGCGCATGGCCAGACACTTAGTAGCTTATCTTTAGCCTGACTAATCAACTCCTGACGATGAGCCAGGATCAGAATCCTGCAATTAGGATTTCTTTCAAACAGTTGTTTGATGATCGTTGCAAAGACAACTGTCTTACCACTGCCTGTAGGCAATACAATTAATGGGTGAGTTGACTGTGTGTTCAACCAATGCAGCGTTGCGTCAATCGAATCTTCTTGGTAGTACCTTAATTTCATTTAATTCTTAATGACATATCATTTCATCGAGCTCTGCTGGAGATCTCATGTTTTGTTTGGCGCTCTCAATAAACTTATCAAGAGATTCTTTGTCAGAAAATTCCAGGTGGTAGGACAATGCGAAAGACAAGCACACCTCCATGAAAACATCAGGGTCAGTGCCTTCTTCTATGGCTTCTTTAAAAAGATTCCTAATGGAATCTAGAGCACTCAGGTGTTCCTCGCTGTTGAATTCAACTTCAATCATTATTTCTCTCCAGCCGTTGGACCTCATGTCCTGCATAAAACAATATCTTCCTCGCATCTCTAAGCTGATTGCTATGAGAAGCTTGCCCGTATCGATAACATGCCCTGAATATTTCACCAACCTGCGCGTTCATATTTTTGTGCGATATCAGATGCTGTAGTTCTTCTGCGTATATGGGGAGTTCGTAGTAGGAGGCAGTGCTCCCGTCTGATTTACTATCATCTTCCTGGTTCATGTCTTTTACCTGTGACATTTTTTGCTATTACTCCTATTAATATTGCGTGGCTCGGTATGTATTTTTTAATGTCCGATAAAAATATATCATCCAGATCAATGACCTCTACCACATCGTCAACCTTGTACTCGACTTTGACGTTGAAGACAGCGCGCCTCATCGTGGCGACTCCGTGATGTCTGTAATTTGAAAATCGAACTCTTTGTATTGTCTGTCAAACATCTCTGCTGGTTGCTTGAGGATCTTAACTACCAGGTCCATTGCCTTATCATCGTCCTCTGCTTCAATCTCAATGCAGACATCAAGCTTGTACCTTCTCATCTCAGAGCCCCGAACGATCAGGTCCAATCGCTCCCCGTCTTCCTTGTTAATTCTTTCCTTGATGTTGACGATCGACATGCCAAGCGCATCCATTTCGTATTTGGTTGCTAACTCCTCAAGCAAATCGACCAGAGTGATTGAATCATTCATGCCCCCACCTAATAGGTATAGACTGTTTTAGTGAAGGAGGTGACCACATTGATGTGGTAGTCAATGTGATCCTTGAATGCAATCTCAAGAGCCTTAACCAATGGATCAAGCATCTCAGCCTTCTGAGCAAGACTCATTCCCTCATGCGCTTCATAATCGACTGAGATCGGTATCCTGGTTAAAAGCTTACGCTTGAAGCTTTGAGTTTCCTCACAGTAAATGTCTATGCCCATGTCCCTGTTTTCATGAAAGACCATAAGACTGGGATCACACAAACGGTAGAGCGTACCGTCTTCGAGCTCTTCTAACTTTTCCTTTGGAACTAACTGCTCCAAGCTTTGAATCTTCTGCTCAAGATCTCGATTTTTTAAAGACAATCTGTCTCGGATTTCTTCATACCGCTTGACCTGGTCTTCAGAGACCTCTAAATCATCTTTAAGTTTTTTTACACGGTCTATAAGATCTTTCTTTAATTCCATCTGTTTCACCCTTATTTAAAATTTAAATGTTTTGCTTTGAGTAAGTCCCGCCATCTCGACCCACCGGACGGGAACGGTGTTCCAGGCTAACTACTGCCTTGGTCTATCTATCCTCCTGTTGACCACTCAGCCTTCGTTAAGTTAGCTGCTGGTTGAGCCGGTGCTTGCTGGGCCACACTGCCAGTCGAAGACACTGGTGGAATAGGCGTCGGGGCCTCGTGGTCGGCTGGGAAATACCCATTCAACTTGTTGTTGATGTAGCCGTTGAACTCCTCCTGAGTCAGCTTGGCTTTAAACTGTCTGCCCATAGCACTGTTGATCATCTCCTTCGTGATCTCAGGATTAGGATCAATGGACACACTGCGCATCCACTTCTTTAACTTGCTGTACGCAACCTGATTGTTAACAACGAAGTAGTCGAATAAAGGTCTCCTACTCGCATGAACAGGGTCAACGAATGCAAACGTAACAGTCAGCATCTCAGCACCAGTTTTTTTAGATGGTGTATCAGGATCAATCTCAGTCGCCTTCATCATGTACTCGCCTTCTGGCAATGGTTCTGAACCCACGTTGTCAGGTATATCACTGACATCAATTTTGTTATCAAAAAAACCCATATGTTTTAGCCTCCTAAGCTGCTTCGGTTTTGGTTTCTGTTTTTGGTTTGAGCGCATTTGCATACGCGGTGTAAAAGTCGTTCCATGACAGCGGCAACTGTTGTGGAATCTCAAGCCGTGACTTAGCCTCATAACCCATAGCGTATCGAGTATAAAGGAATCGATTGCCTGAACTCTTGGCAGTGCCATCCGCATTGAGACTTTTGTCGTAGTCTGCGAACAGATTGAAGTCCACCCAATCCTTGATCAAGGCGTTGACCTTTTTATTAGAGCGCATCTGGTATGCACGATACTCTCCAACGGTGGGGTCATTGACCACTTTGTCGCCAACATGACTCAGAAGAATAACGCTCATCTTCTTGTTCGAGTGCAGCCAGTTAAACCCTTGGAGCAAGTGCCTCCAAACATTCTCTTCCGCCACATAGTAGGCCCCGTAAGCTGCCTTC